CAGACAACACCAAATGCGCATGACTGTTCGGCTTCTGAATAGCATCCCGAGCCATAGAAACACCCTCATCAAACGACCGCTTATAGGTATCAGCCATCACAGTATCCTCAAGACGCTGATACACACGACTACACGCATAATACGCCAACGGAAAATGCAGATTCGGTGCAGCATCAACATAACCCTCAGTAGTAATCCAGTCAATCGGTTCACGATACGCACGAACCGTCAAAGTCCGAACATTGTTCGGCTTTGGAAACAGATGAACCTTACCCTCCCAAATGCTATAGAACAGTGGGTCACCAGAAATATCGTATGACCCCATATAGGTTTGCTCAGCCTCATCATGCCCAACCATCTGCAAACGAGTACCGACACCAGTCGGGTCCACAATAGAAACAACCTGAGCAATCGGGTCAGCCGTAAACGCAGAAATCGTATAAGCACGCTGCTCAGCAACCGTATTAAAAGTAAACGACTTCTCCAACCAAGACCAACGCTTCTCAAGGTCAAGAATACGGTAATAACCGTCACGCAAATACAGATTCAACAACGAATCGGGAAGGTCCTCAGCATCCAAATCCGTGATATCACGAACCGTCTGCCTCAGGGCAGCAGCAGTCATCTGATTATAAGCCATTAAGCAGCATCCTTCGGAGTCTCAGCCTTGGCACGCTTCATGTGTCCAGCGCAGAACCGCTGTCCACGCACCTTGTTTGCGCCACAGGTATCATCGTTACCCTCACACTTGTCACCACGACCAAGATACGGTCCACTAGGGGCAGCAATACGGGCGTTGGCAACGGCGTTCAGCCGTTGACCACCAACAGGGGTTCCATAATAGGCTTGGGCGTGGACAGGAGGAGTATTCATCATAAATAGGGGAATGGTTCCCCCAAACCCCTTTAATTACCGAACAAACCCAGCAAATAAGAAGCCAAAGCGTTAACCTGTTTGGCGACCTTTTTGCCAGCACCCTTTGGTGCGCCGAAAGGCGCAACACTGAGGGCAGCCCAAGCAGCATTTGACGGGTTACCAGACTCCAAAAACTTGTAGGCATCCTTAACACCAAACAAGTCGGCAACATTACTATAGGCGGCAGCCTTGCCGCCCAACCCCATCTTAGCAACCATTTTCTGTGTCTCAGGAGTCATACCCAAAGAACCAAACTGATTAACCATATTTCCCTGTCGCCCTCGTGGGGCTTCAACAGAACCAGCCTGCTTCAACAACGCCTCGGACTCAGAACCCAACAAGGTTTTAACCAAAAACTTATTCAGTTCGTCAAGCGACAAACCAGAATCCTTCTTTGGCATCTTAGCCATGTTTAGCGAGGACCTCTTGCACGGTTAATCTTGTTCTTCATCCGCTGACGGCTAGCAGCACGGCTAGCAGCAGTTGATTCCTGACGAACAATCTTCCGAGCCTGCTCCGCCTTAGTGCGGCGACCAGTAGCCTTCTGTGATGCATTTTTCCCACCAGCCTTAACCCAATCAGCACGCTTCTGCTGACGAGCAGCAGCAGCATCAATAGCCTTAGATGGGTTAGCCTGCTGGCGTGCGCCAACACCCTTGGTCTTGGATTCAAAACCACGCTTACGAGACTCGGCAGCAGCCTTCTGTCCACGAGTCTTTGCGCTGGTAATGTCACGGTTGATGTAGTAGTCGGCACCCAACTTGCGGTCCCACTCACGAATCAAGGCAGACTTACCCTTCGCATTCTTAGCGGCATCATCAGCAGCCTTCTGCGCCTTAGCCGACAGTTGAGCAGCCAATTCCTTATTGCCACGCTTAGCAGCATTCTTAGCCTGCTTCCAGATATCGTCCCAAATGTTAGCCTTGGGTCTGCGTGCTTGTGCCATAATTAATACTGTCCCTTCATTTGCTTAAGAACATAGTCCTTATAATCGGTGGTAAGACCACCCTTCTTGTTGTACACCTTCTTCTTGTACTTTGGGTCTGGAATATCATTCGCAGCCTTCTTCAACTTCTTAGACAAATCCTTGCCAATAGTAGTTTTGGTTGCGTCAACGATTGCACGACCAATATCGTCCAATCCACGGGCATGACCCTGACGGGCTTGAATAGCAGGCTTACGCTTCATAAATACTCCTAGTAGGCTCCACGACCACGATACAACGACTTCGGACGGCGTTGGCTACGACCAACAGACGGACCAGCCTTGCGTGGTTCCTTAGAACTCGTAACATTCTTTTTCTTTTGCGGCTGAACATTATATGGCTTGGTATTGCTACCAGCAAAACTTGGATGTCCCAAAGTGGGCTTTGAAGTCTTTGACTTGCTAGCAGGCTTACTAGCCGCAACCTTCTTGGCTGCTGCACGCTTCTTGGCACGCCGCTTCTTCGCCTTCTTTGCGGTATTTACAGCACTGCTGAAATACTGGTCGTAACCTTCATCCATTGGCATAAATGCTCCTAAATAAGAAATGGTGGGGGGATTTCTCCCCCCACCATTAACCTAGTTGTTCCCCTAAACCTTAGGCGGTCTTAGCGGTCAACTTACCCTGCTTAGCCGCATTACGGCAGGTCAGGTTTCCGTAGCACATGATGAGTGCGTAACGGGCATCAAGGTTCTCTGGGCGGACGAACTCCGTCTGAGCGAACCACTTACCCGTGTGACCAACGAGGGTCAGGTACTTGCTGTTGAGGAAGTACACAACACCTGCGGTGCAGTGTTCATCGTAAACAACAGGAGCAGCCTTGAACAGCAGGTTCTGGAAGCCAGCATCTGCCGTACGGGTGTCCGTGTAACGAAGTTGCGGCTGCAAAAGAGCCTCATACTTCTCAAACAGGGTCTGGGTCGTCAGCACCATGTCTGGGTGGTCATTACCAACCGACACGCTGTTGTACGCCGTGGACATCTGGGCGAGGGTCAAAGCACCTGCGGTGTTCTCCTCGTACGAACGCCAGTACTCGTTACCAGCGGTTGCACGGTTGATTCCACCAACGGTTCCCGAAGCCTCAACGATGTTGCCAAGACCGTTCCAGTCCTTGCCGCTGTTGCCCGTACCATCTGCGAAGAACATCTGGTTGAAGCCTTCACGCATGGACTCCTCAGCCTGCATAATCTTCGCCTCAAGCAGGTTGATGATTTCCTGCTCGCCGTTGTTCTTTGCTTCCTCAATTCCCGAGATAGCGATGGATGCAGCGTACTGCTTCCAGTCGTACTCGGCTGCGGTGATGCCGCTCTGAGCCGTCAGCGAGATGGTGTCGTAGCCACTGTACGATGCCACGGTGCTGTTCTGACCGTAGATGAGCGGTTCAACAATCTTCGTGCCGCCGTTGAGCATGCGAATGCGACCCTTGTCCGAGAGGAAGTAGGTCAACGGGCGTGCCGTGAAGATGTTGTCCGTGAGTTGGTCACGGTAGTTTGCGAGCGTTGTTGAAAGCAACGCATCAAAGTTTGCGTTTGACATTGTCACTCCTTAAAGTGAACTAGAAGGGTTAAATTGCGCCGTATTGGCGTTTGGCGGCTTCCCATGCTTCCCGAATTGATGTGATGGGTTCAAAAGTTTCGTTGGTAGTGGTAGCCGTAGCGGATGCTCCGCCCGACACCACAGACGCTTGACGCTTCGCTTCAACAACAGCCTGTTCGGCTGCTGTCTTATGCTCAGTCGCCTTACGCTCCAACTCCATCTTGGACATCATCTTGTCAAATGCGAGTTGCTTGTAAGTGCCTTCCAAGTCGGTAGAACCAAGCCGCAAAGCGGTAGTAATAACTTCTTGGACATTGAAATCCTGATACCGAGACTGTAGCCGTTGAACCTCAGCCTCAACTTTCTGTTGAGTCTGATAATCCTCAAATGTTGCTATCCGCTTGTCAAGTTCCCGATAACGCTGTTCCACAGGGTCCAGCATCTCAAAATCTTCACCATCAGCAACCATATCGGCAGCAGCCTGACGGCTGATACCATAATGCTTGCTCAACAGGTCAATAGTGGCAGCAGGGTCAGTCTCAAGAGCAGTTTGCAAAGCAGAGGCGAACTGAAATTGTTCACGCTGCTGAGCGAGTTCCTGCGTCTTGCGAGTATAATCCGCTTGCCGCTGATAACCAGCGATAGCCTCACTTAACGGAACTTGCAGTTCCTCACCATCTAACTTGACAGGAACTCTATGATTAGAGTATTCCTCTACAGGAAGAACGGGTGTATCTGGGGCTTCTGTAACGCTTTCCGAAACGGGTGAACCAGAGGTTTCCACGGGCTGCGATTGGGTGACTTCGTCACTCATTATGTTTTACTCTCCTAGAGTCCTAAATGGTTGCTCTACCTATATAAACAGTCGTTCCCTAGAGGGCTGGCGGCATCTGTCCTTGCTGCAACATAGCCTGCAACATAGCAGGGTCACCATTCAACGGACCAGCAGGGACAGAAGAAGCAGGAGGAGCCATCGGGTCCATCTGTGCAGGCGGTGCGCCAGCACCAGCCATCTGCTCAGGACCAGCCTGAGGCTGCGGCTGTGGCTGCATAATGAACTCATCAGGATTCTTAACACCAAAACCCTGCTGAAGAACATAGGCAGCCAACTTCGGCATGTCAACGATACCTGCACCAGCGAACGGTGCCATAGCATCAACAATCTGAAGTGCCATCTGACGGCGGAACGACTCATTATGCGGCTGAGTAGAACCAGCCGCAACCTCAAAGTCAAAATCGCCCTCAAGATAATCACGGTCAAACTGAACCCAAACAGGTTCACCATCTTTGCCAGTGATTCGTGCAACTTGCTCACCAGTCATATACTGGCGTGCCAAAGCCACCATACGGCGACCCACCTCAGCAATCGCCTGCTCAACCATAGCCAACTTATCGGCAGTTCTAGCATTGGACGAATCCTGAACCAATGAAGCCTCG